ATATAATTTATTATAATAATATAATACTATATATAATTATTACTATATATATATATTAAGAAAATACTAATTTTTTTTTGTTTTTTCGTAAGTTCTTCCAACAAAATATGCACCATATACAGTAACAAGTAAAGTTTGAAAGATAGGTATATACTCTTCTTGTACTTTAAAACCACCTATATTACCATCTGTAAATGCAAGTAGTGTAAACATAGCTGTAAGAAATATCAAAACCAAAGGTCTTATACTACGAGTTAAGAAGTTACCATTCTTTGTATCATACTCCCATCTAGCTGTTACTTCATTCTGTGCTTTTTCATCAGCTTGTTTTATAAGCTCTGATAGCTTTTGCTTTGCTTCTAAGCGTTCTTCTTCACTCGTGTGTAGGTTATCTACCACTTTTCCAATATCGTTGATTAGAGAGCCTGTAATTAAGCTAAATATTTTTTTCATACCATCTAAAATGTAAAGTTATTATCAATAAGAAAATGTTTACTTCGTAACTATATTCTTCTTCAGGATTGTCGTAAAAGGTTACTCCAAGAAGTAAACCAGTATTTACTATGTTTAATATTTTAAATTCCATTAATAAGTCCACACAACACCTTGTGCTTTATCTTTGTCTATATCAGCGTGTATAAATGTTTTTGCTATACCTAATCTTTTAAAACCTACATCCAGTAAACAATTTATTAAATGGTATCTGTCTGTAGAGTTTGTGCATTTTATATCTACTGCTAAACCTTTTGTGTGTGAGCTATTTGGTGATGAGTTTGCTAAAGTACTATTGTGTTCTGCTGTGCGATAACCAGAGTTTATTACTATAGGTTTGTCAAACTTTTCTCTTACCAAATCTAACATATCTAACAAATCTTTGTTCATTAGTTTACCAGATCCTGTTACATCTGGACTATCAAATTCTGTGTAATTAAAATATTTCAAAACTGTGATGCTTTATTTATGTTGTTTATATCTTCTTGTAATTCTTCTAAGTTTGTAGGTAGTAGTAAATCTAAACCTGCTTTGTAAGATTTCTCTAATACACCATTCTTAAATATAAGCAAAGATGGTGTCATTCTTATTCTATACTTTTTCTTTGCAAGTGGTGATTTTACAATATCTACTCTATAGTATTTTGCATCTTGTATTTGTTGCCACTCAGCAAAACAATTTACTTTATTAAACTCTGCCCAAAATTCTACAAGTATTGTATCTTCATTGTTTTCACCAAAAGCAGAACTATCAGAAATAGTATCTTCAAAATTACTATCATCTATCCAATACTCATCTGGTACATCTTCTTGAGTGTACAAAACAAGACTAAAAAACAAAAAAATATATTTTATCATTTTTTTTGTAATTCGTATAATCTCTCATCTAGCTTATCTATCTTTTCTAATATAACATCTACATCTTCTTGTGTGTCCATAATAGTTTGACGTATAAGCTCATCCTTTAAATCATATTCAGTTCTGGATATATTAGGTGCAGGTAGTTCTTTAGCTTCTGCAATATCTGATTTAAGAGTAAACCACATACCTGCTAAAGTGATTGTAAAACTAATGATTATACCAATAGTTTTTAAATCAAGTGTTACTTTCGTATTTTCACTAACTTCTGCCATCTAACACAATCCACACTGTACACAAAATATACAATCCATTATTTTAAAGTTAAATTAATCCCTACGTTTGTTTGGTATATTTCACTATCCCAAAACCTAGTGTACTCACCTTCTATGAATACTCCTAATACTTTACTTATCTTCCATCCAAACATAATACCTGCTTGGTAGTCATCCCATTGTTCTAAACTTGAATCTTGTCTTAGTCCACCTTTACCCCAATTGTTTCTGTTTAGATATGAGAATGTTTCTTCACCTTTAACGTATTTATGATATGGCAATATCCAACTACCAAAAGCGTGTAACCAAAACTTACTCTTGTAATGGTAAAAATCAAATCCTACTACAGGTGCTACTTCTGCAAATGCATCAAGCTCAGACCATACTTCATTGTTAAATCTATTCATAAGGTTACCAAAAACTCTATCTCTAAAATCTCTATCACCATAAGCTACAATATCTCCTTGCTCGTTTCTCCATATCCAATCAAAAAAAGATTCACCTGTATATTCGTTTGTATAGGTAGTTGGTTCATCTGTATAACCATAAAAATAACCTAAGCTGTACCAAAGGTTTAATGGTTCTTCTATGTTTGTTTCTGGATTTATAAATGTTTCATTTAGCCATATCTCTATAGGATTGTACCCATAAGGTTTTTGATGTGTTCTATATATTGCACCAAGTGATACACTTAATTTTTTACCAATAGGTAATCTAGCTCTAAGTTCACCAGAAGTATATTCAAATCCTACTTTACCTGATTCTCTTGTTTCAAACTTTGCTATGTGGTATTTACCTGTATGTCTTACAAAGAATCTTTTGTTGTTATACTCATCACCATTTATTCTTTCTTTTTCAAAGTGTAACAAATACTCTAAACCTTTAAATGCAGATGTAGGAGATGACAAACCTATATTGTTTTCTGTACCATTGTAGAAGTTTGGTTTGTTCTCATATCCAAATCTAGCTAGTTTACGAATACCTACACCATATCTATAATCATATGGGTGATATGTTGTTTCATCTATTACTCTTGGTATGTCGTATAGATTTTCTGGATTTGTTCTTATAAAGTAATCTGGTTGCTCAACTTTAGCATTACCAACATTACCTGCTACATAAATAGTTCCGTACTGTAAAAAATCTTTGTACAGATCCTTAAAGAATTGTCCGTAACCTATAGTGCTTATTAATAATAATGGTAATAATTTTTTCATTTGTTTTCTTGATATGATACACCTAAGAATGTATGTACACCTTCACCTTCACTAAAATCTATTTCTTTAGATTTCCATCCGTAAGGGTAAGATATTGTTTCATTACCTTCTTCATCTGTAGTTGTTAATTCTTCTTTTATCCAAAGTACATCTATGTGGTACTTATCAGAAAGCACAGGTGCTTTTGTTTCATTACCATCTTCATCATACTCTCCTTGTTCTAATACTACGTTTCCTAAATCTACAATAGAGTGATTATAGTTAGGGTGTTTTGTACCATCATCATCTGTTATGGTAGGTAGTTTACCTAAAGCTGTTTCATATTGCTCTTTGGTATTAAATTCATATTTTTTAAAAATTATACTCATATCTTATGTTGTCAAAGTTGTTAATTCTGCATCTGTTAATATTGTGTCAAAGTACATAAGCTGTTTACACTTACCGAAAAAATGTGCAGCACCTACAGAATCACCCCTGTCAAAGTCTATTCTGTCTAAACCTGCAAGTGCATTTGTATGAGAAGTATTAGTATCTCTTTCACTACCATTTACCCAAAGTGCATAGTCGCTTGATTTATATTTAATTGCAATCTTGTTAAAATTTGTGATTGTAGCACCATCAAATTGTAAAGTAAATTGTGAAGCACCACCATCTATAAATTGCATAGCAATTCTATTTGAACTATTTAGATAACTTAAAAGTATTCTATCTGTAGAACCATTAGAAACAGATATATCCCTAAGTGAAGAATCATTAGCAAGTGCTGCTATCTCTGCAAATAACACACCTTCTGAAGTATTTATAATAGTAGAATTACCTGCACTATTACAAGTATCTACAGTTCTTGTTACACCTGCTGTTGAAGTTGCAGGTATATATGAAGTTTCAAAAGCACCTTCTTCTAATTGAGTACCCCAAACGAATATACCTTTAGAATTATCTCCTGCAAAAGAAGTATTTGAAATTGTATTACAAACATATAATACCCACCTAGCAGAAGTAGATGGTACAGTTGTAGTTATAGAAATTCTAAACCAACCATTAACAAATGATTCAATTTTACTTGAAATTGGTGTTCCTGAAAAATCACCACCAATAGTTCCATTACTCAAATCAAAAAATTTACCTTTATTTGAATTTACTTCATACAAACAACAAAACTCGTATTCAGCTTTTTTTACAAATACTGACAAAGCTACTGTAGCACCATTTGTTACTGTTTCTATTCTGTCAATTTTGTGTTCTCCATTTGTTGTATCAGCTACTAATTTATCTGCATTTATTGAACCATCTGGTGATGTAGTTAGATTAAAATTAGAAGATGAAGTATTTATATTTGTTTTAGTCCAATAAGCATTAGAAAAATCTTCAGAATAACCAAGTTCATTAGTTCTTTGTGGTTCTAATAATAAATGTGGATTTTGTGGGTTGCTTGAATCATAATCTAATCTTGGTTGATTAGATGATGCTATTTCTATAAGTCCATCTTTATTTACTCTTGTGCCATTTGTAGTACCTGCATAATCAAAATCACCATCATCATTACTAGGTATAACAGAATACAAATTATCTGTAGAACTACTGGAATTGAAACCAGAAGGTATCATTACAAGTTTTGCTTTCTTATGTATTTCTGCTAATGACATTAACTTGTTAATTGTGTTAGTTCTGCATCTGTAAGTGCTTCTTTAAATACTGCAATACATTTGACCTTACCAATATGGTCTTGACCACCATCTCCCCTATCAAAATCTAAAGTATTCAATCCAGTAGGCATTGCAGCACTTGTGTCAGTTGCAACTTTTGTTCCGTTAACAAATAAAGCACAATCATCAGTTTTATATTTAATAGCAATTTTAAAAAAATTAGTAACAGCAGGAGAAATAATTGTTGTTAAATTTACTGTGGTTGTACCACCACTCTTTACTAAAACTTGTATTTGATTGTTTGTACTTCTATATGAAAAAACAACTGAATTGCTTGGAGCACCTGATGATATAGAAAACTTTTTATTACTTCCAACAGCTTCTGCTAAAGAAGCAATTTCTGCATATAGCACACCTTCACTATCATTAAATAAATCAGAATTACCACTACTATTTGCTCTTTCTGCAACTCTCGTTGCTGTAGAACCGTTTGTAGGTATGTAGGATGTAGCAAATGACTCTGCTTCTGCTTGTGAACCCCATATTAAAACATCTGCTGTATCATCAATACCACCACCACTTCTACCCCTTAAACCAATAGCTAAAACATATGTTGATGTACTATGAGTAAAAGTAAATCTTTGCCATTCTGAAGTAACTACAATTGTATCTCCACTTGTTTGTGTGTTTGCAAAATATATAGTTTGATTTTGTCCATTATTTGATTTAACATATATAGAAATTGTTTGGTCGCTACTACTTGAATAAGTATCAGAAATTAAAGATTGGTTTGCTGATGAACTTGTACCACCGTTTAAATCGCATTGTAACCTTGATGCATTTTGTGTACCATCTGGAGAAACAGCGTAATTACTTGTTACAACTGCTACTGAACCTGTTCCTGCACCTAATTTTGTCCAACTACTATCACTAAAATCTTCACTATATGTAATTAGATTTGTTGACTCTGGTTCTATTAAAAAAGCACCTTCTCCAGTAGTAAAATCTATTCTTGGTGTGTCGTTACCTTGTGATGCTTCTATAAGTCCTGCTTCATTTACTCTTGTAGCAGTTGATTCTCTATGAAAATCAAAATCACCATTAGCATCTACAGGTATTGCACTACCTATCTTATCTTGTGAGTAACCTGTAGCTGTAAATACAATACTTGCTTTGTTTGGAATATTTGCTAATATTTTATCTGTAGCATCTGAGTTCTCATAATATGTAGAACGATTAAACAACTTATTGGTTGCATTAGAATCAAAGTACATATCACCAAAACCTTCTGGTTTACTTTCTCCCCAATTGCTTCTGTGATAAATTTCGTTTGCCATTCAAAAACACTTTTAGTTTCTTAATATTTTTATTTTTTGGTTTGTATGTTAAAGTACCCATCCGTTAAATAAACTGTCTTTATCAGGATAAATATCTTCGTTTACATTTGTATTATATTCTGGAAATGAAGATTGATTAAATGTTATGTAATCTATCATTCTAGTTGTGTAATACTCAGCTAAATTTCTTTCTTTGTTTACTAAAAAATCTATTTCATCTTTAGTAGGTGTTTCTCCATTCTCGCTTGTATGCTTAAATAGTCCACCATTTTTAAGTTGGTAAGCAGCATAAGGTAAATACTCAACAAGTGCAAAATGTATAAGCATAGGTGCTATATAAGTATTTACAAGTGTTTGATATGCACCAGACAATCCACTTCCTAATATATCAGATTGTAGTTTGTCGTATAGCTTACTACCTGTGTAATTACGAATGTGTATCTCTTGTGCTATCTTAACAAATTGTATAAACTTGTTTGTATCAACATTACCATCTATGATACTGTTTTTTACAAGGTCTGTTCTATTTATAAATAATGCTGTTGCCATTAGTTCTTAAATCCCATTTTATTCCAATACGCTGCTGTATAACCTTTTCTCACCATATCCTTTGGTGCTACAGGTACTTTCTGTGCATTAGGTTTTGTTTTGAATCCCCTACTTCTAGCTTCTGTAGTAGATATGACTTCTCCTAAACTCTTATTACCTTCTCTTCTTGCATATATTCTTCTAAACCATTTGTGATGACATCTTGCACCACCTTTATACAACCATACAGAATATTTATCAGAACCACCTTTACCAAAACCTGCATTGACTACTTTATCTTCCATAGCCATTATATCTTCCTTACGATATACTTTTTTTGCAGAAATCATTTTTTTACAAAACTCTCTTGAGTTGGATTGTGTTTTTTTAGGTTCATACATATATCTTGTTAAAAAGATAATATCTTCTTGTCCTTCTTGTTTGCTTTTACCATCTTGCTCACTTTCTCTATAAGGTTTTGCACTACCTGTGTTTGCAAGTTCTACTTTGTTAAGCTCACTTATTTTTGTGTCTAGCTCATCTTCTAAATCATAATCTACTTCTCTCTCATCTATAAGTTCAAAGTCTTTTAGAAGTTCTTCTTCATCTTGTCCTAAATCTATAAGTGCATCTGCTACTTCTGTGTCTATGAATTTATCTACATCATTAGATAAATCAACACAACACTCTTCACTTAATTTTACACCAGTTTCTTCTTCTCTTGTTTCTTCATCAATTATTGCGTTGTCTTGGAAATCTAAAGGTTGTAGTGTCTTAAAATATAAATTTAGAGCAATGTCATTGTATGCAAGTATTTTATCAAATGATTCTATTAGTAGATTTTGAAAAGGTCTAATAACTATATTCATCATTAGCTTGGTAGCAGTTTCTAATTCATCTGCATTATTACCCAAACCAGTATTGTCTTTTATACCAAGTAGCATAGGACTTACAACTCTATGTGCAACCATAATCTTCCTTGAACTCTCATCACTTAAGAATTGATATTGATTGTGTGCATCACTTAGTTGTACAGGATCTATTGTAGCTGCTGTTTCTGGACTATCATTAAATGCAAGTATAAATTTACCTGCATTACTACTACCACTAAACTTATCGTATATTCTTCTTTCTATTCTTTCCCTTTCTTCTGCTGAAGGTGTGCCAGAATTAAAATTAATAAGCATAGAAGGACTTAAACCTGATTGTATATTGTTTATATGAAAATTACTTATTTCTTCTTCTAAATCAGCGTATTGAAGCCCACCTTGATAATCTGGAGTAGAATAGTACTTATATCCTGCACGATATGGTTTTACATATAGTATTTCTATAGATTCTTTAGAAAAGCCGAATGCAGGTATTCTTTTAAGCTCTGAGCTATGTTTGTACTTACTCCAATCTGCAAAGTAATAGTAACCTTCTATCTCACCTTTATCATTACATTTCTCTGCTGCTAATGTTTCTACAGGCAAGTGTTCTACTCTTGCAATCTTACTCCTGTTTTGGTTGTATATAACTTGCATAGAGCATTGTCCAAATAGTTTTAAATCTGTACATAACTTTCTTACACAATCTTTGTGTAAAAGTGTAATAGCTTGTGCATATGCTTCTGGTTTTCTATTGCTATCTGTAGCATCTAAACCTTTACCAAATATCATTTCTGATATTCCATTTATAATAGCGTTGTTGGTAGGACTACCATTGTATCTATCAATAAGGTATTGGAAGTAAGAATTTTTATCTCCGTATGTTACAAAGTCCTTATTCTTCTTTTCTTCTATTTCTGGACTTACATAGTTAGATAAATTTATAGCGTGTATCATAATACTATGTAATCGTTATCAAATGTGTTGTTTGTTGTGTACTCATTGTTATTTACGTTATATACACTTTGTTGTGTAGATTGAGCTGTACAGAATAATTTATCTCTATAGGCAAGTGTGTTGTCTGTTTTTTTTACTTCAAGTGTATAAAAGTGTCCTTCTCTAAAAGGTGCATTACTTGAACCAAAAGTTACAGACGCTGTTAGAAGATTCTCATTTGTATCAACAGATGTAGAAACAGAGTTTGTAGTTTCTGATTTATTGGTTTGTTCATCTGTTATACTATAGTTTAGATTTATCGTGCTTGTAGGATAATCTATTCTTGGAATAAACTTTAATGTTTGTGTTTGATTTACATTAATAATCTTCATATAAGTATAACGTAAAAAAAACAAAATTTACTATAAAAAAAAAACCACCTTAGTAGGTGGTGTTTCTTGATGTTAGTTTAGAGTTTATCTGTCAACTTCAATGACAAGTCGGTTGTACCATAAATCAGGATCTTTTTGTGCAAGTCTTAAAGTCATAAGGTCTATTTGGCTTTCTTTTTCTTTACCTAATCTATAGATTGCTGAAATTGCTCTTTCAATGGAATTTAAGAAGGATTGCTTCTTGTTTGGATTTGATTTTGCTATTCTTATTGTCATATTGTTGTTTTAAATTTAAGCTAATATAATAAACATTTGTTAATAAAACAAATAATAAAAAAAATATTTATAAAAAAAAACCACCTTAGTAGGTGGTGTTTCTTGTTGATAAATACAAGGTATTACATTTTTATACATTCAGGAAATTTTGCTATTGCTTCTTTCCAAGTTATACTGTATGCTACCACTTCTTCAAAATTTCTAACAATACCATTATCCCAATAATGCTTTTGGGTTTTAAGGTCTTTTATTACATTTTTTTTCATAATATTAATTTTAAGTTTATATACAAAGATACGAAAAATTAAACAAATGGTTTTTTGTAAAAAAAAGAAGGGGCAAAAATACCCCTTCCAAATTTAAAACTAACCTATGAAAAAATTCATACACTACAAATGTACAAATATTTTATTAAGCAGGACTAATAGGTGTCGCTGAAGCTACATCTGGCTCTGTACAGAAGAATGGTGGAAATACTTCACTAGCTGTTACTGTCAAAGTAAATCCTTGTAAATCTCCTGCTGCACTACCTGTAACGATAGTACCACCAGTTACTTCACCACCATTATCTCTACCTACCAACATTCTCTTAGTAGTACCTGCACCATCTGGGTACATTTCTACTACATAATGTGCTCTACCCCTTGAGAGAAGTTTTATCTCTTCTTGTGTAGCTGCATCTAAGATTTGGAATGTAAGATTTAAAGTAGTTTCATAGAACGTAGTACCATTCTCTCTTGAAGAATTGATAACTGTTTCCATAGATGAGTTACCACCTTTTAGTTCAAATTTAAAAAACTCAGCAGAGTTATCAGTAGGTAAAGTAATTGTACCACCACTATCTCCAAGAGCTTGTATAACTGCACTATAATCTAAAATGTAAACATTCTTTATTCCTGCATATGCTGGTTTACATCCAAGATTTCTTCCTTTTGTTATTGCACAACTCATATTTTTAAAAATAAAAAAGGGTGAGTAGGCACTCGGCTTACCCACCCCTTTGGTTAATAATTAAGTTTATTATGTAGTCGCTGTAAAGTGCTTTGCATCATCAGAGATACCAACTTGTGTACCTGCTGTGAATCTAGCAATTACTCTTACATTTTGACTTCCATCTAAGTCTGCCATATCTAATAACTTAACTTCGTTGTGGTCTGATAACAAACCAGTACCAAAGAATAAGTTAGATTTCTGTGCAACGATTGCTCTGTTGCTTGACATACCTGCACATCTCTGTACTTTTAGTCCTTCAAAAGTCAAGTTTCTTTGGAAGTTAAACCAAAGTGAACTTTGACTGTCCACACCATCAGTAGGTGCAGAGAAAGCTCCACTTGATACAGAAGAAGAGAAACCACCCAATGCTCTAACATATGATTGATATACATTGTTAGGAATGTAAATAGTTACATCATCTTTGCCATATACAGCAGAAGGAATGTTATCTACTACTTTGCCTAAGAAAGTAACTACGTTGCTAGAAGAGATAGTTGAGCTACCTACACCAGATAGTGCAGAAGAACTTAGTCTTTGCTCAAAACCTTCAAACAAGTTGTTTCCTGAAGCAGCAGAATCATCACCACTCCAAATGTTGTTTTCCACACTTTCTGCAATCTTACCTGCAACATAACCTAAAATATAATCAGCTAGGTTGTCTGGTAGTTTGTCATAAGCAGAGTATCCCATTTGGATAGCTTCCCAATCTGAACGGAAATCAGCTTTACATAATTGTAAGTTGACTTGTAACTCTTTTGGTTCTAAGATTGATTCTCCTAAAGTTAAAGTTGAAGTAGGATCAAAGTCACAAGTAGCATCTTTGACTACATCATCTGTGCTAAGTGTTTTTAATACTTCTTTAAATTTAACATTAGGTTTGATTGTAATCGCACCATCATTTAGTGTTTTACCTGAAGTAAGTGCAGCAGAAATATATTGCCCTGCAAATTCACCAGAGTAAGTTGTTGTTATTGAAGTTGTTGTACTCATTTCTTTATTTTATTATTTATTATATTTCTCCTACAGTTAATGAAGAACTTGCGTTTCCGTTTCCAAACAAGAAATAGTTTGTACCATCACTTGAAATTTCTACGAAATCACCGATGCTTTCTGCACCATCTTCAAATGTTACTTTGTCAACAGCATCTGCTTCTACAATCGCACCATTTACAATTACACCACCATTGAGAATATCTCTATTGTCTGATGGAGTTTGTACCACTGTGTCTGTTGAAAAAGCTGCTGATACTACAAATTTGAATTTCAAACCTGCTGAAGGTGCAGGGAGCGTAACGGTGTACCCTGTACCAGATATTAAAAATGTTTTACCACTATCAGCACCTGTTAAAGTTACGTCTGCTGTAAGTGTTTCGTATTCATCCAAGATACGAATTACATCATTAGAAAATGTTGTTGTTGTTGCCATTATTTATTAAATAGTTTATTGAACACAATGTCTTGTGTAGTTAATGTTTTATTTTGAGAAAGAAGATTAATTTTCTTTTTAGAAACTTCTTCAGGATTATGTGCTATTGGTTCTACAGCAGCAGATAATTCTTCTTTTACTTCTTCAGACATTTTCTCTTCTTTTTTGTGGTCCATCAATTTCTTGATGTGTTCCTTTAGCTCTACAGCTAAATTGTCCATTTCTTTCTTGAGTTCATCTTTTGTAACGTACTCAAGTTTTTCCTTTTTTTCTTCTTCGTGTTCAGCAGCTTGTACTGCTTCTACTTCTTCTTGTTCTTTTACCATAATTTCATCAATTATTCCTTCTTCTATTATTGTTAAAGTTTTACCATCTTCCATTAAATACTCTCCTACAGGTAGTGCTACTCTCTCATCTTCTGTTTTTATAAACACTTCGTTACCTTTCTCAAAAGACTCTGCTTCTAAGATTGTTCCGTTCTCTAATTTGAGTTCTGCTAGTTTCACTTCTTCACCTAAAAGAGATTTAATTTTAGATAACATTTGACTTGCTTTCATATAACTATAACTTACTTATTAATTTATTTTACATTTTCATCAGGAAGTTTTTGTAATACTCCCTATTCCTTGCGCCCACAAACTACCATCACAACACTTTATGCTATAGGTGTGTTTGTCTTTGCATAAGCATCCCCTACGACTTCCCTTAGGGCTAGACCTACTTGGTGTTTTGTATCTATGTTTCATTTGTCGCTTTTTGGATGTCCTTTAGGTAATAAGTCATTATCACCTGTATATTTTTTGTTTTGTGGTCTGCCGTTTTTTACTAAATATAAATATGCATTTACTCTTGCAAATGCCCATTGACTTGGACTACTAACTCTTGGAGAGTGTGATACATTGAATGCACCAAGTCCCCTTTGAAATACAGCTTTTAGTGTGCCTACGTTTACACCATATCCTAACTTGTCTTTATATCTTTCGTTAAAATCATCAGATTTCTTTTTTAAGGTAGCTTCATCTTGTTTTGATACTTTAGCACCTCTTGACGTGGAAGCATCTCCCTTAGCTGTTCCTTTACCCTTTGGAGATGGGTTAGGTGTTCTTGATTTAGGTGCTTTGGGAGATTTCTTAATTCCACCCCTTTCTCCTACTTCTGCCATTTTAACACATTTACCATTTTTCTTTTTATAACCTTTTGGACATTTATGGTAGGATAAATCTTTACTATGGAACTCACAAGGCATATACCAAGTTTGTCCTTCAAATTCGTGTTCGTGAAAACCTTCACAACCTAAATCTTTTGCAATCTTAAGTGCCATTTCTTTAGTAGAGTATGCTAGTCTATCCATAATAATAGCATAATCTTCATTGACTTTTACATCTGCAAGTTCTAATTGTCCAAGTTCTTTTAGCTTTGCTTCTGCATATCTTTTACCTGCTTTACCACCCCAAAGTAAATAAGATATTGTACCACACGCTTCTGTGTCGCTTTCATCATAGTACTCTTCAGCTCTTGATAAAAAGGAATACATACGTTTTATTGTGTTTTCACTTATTGGTTTGCCTTGTGCAAGTTGTTGTGCTCGTATCTTACCTACTTCTGTAGCACATTTGTTGTTTACTTTTTTATTTAAGTCTATACCTTTTTGTGCATTGTTCTTTACTGCATCAGGATAATCACTATAGCTTTCTAGCTCTATGACTTTACCATCTTTGGTTCTACCATCTTGTCTTACAATTCTTCTAATCATAGATAGTAGTTCTTCTGCTTCTTCTTCTTCAAAGTCGTTTAGAGATTCTTGTGGTCTTTCCATCTTATCTACAAAGTAACCTTCTATACTAAAACCTTTTACTTTGCCTGTCTTTACATAGTCATCCCAAACTTCTTTGTTGTTTACTTTAACTACTCCCATCCAAGTACCTACAGGTACATCAAGATTGTATTTACGAGATTTATCATTTAGTTCATCTTCTACGATCCAACTCTCAACTAAAGAAAGTCCTTGTAGTTTGTGATGGTGTTCAAGTGTGCTGTTGTTCTGATTACCACTTATAAGATACATTTCAGATGCTTTTCTTACTGTTTCTTTTGAGAAGTATATGTAGTATTCTTCTTCACCCCTTTTTCTGTATATTGGTTTGTTTGGTACAAGCAAAGCACCTATAAGTATTTGTTTATCTACTTGTGCAAGTTGTATTTCTTCTGACTTAAGTGCTACAAAATCTTCTTCTATTGCAGGATTCTCTACAATTGATATAGCTTCTATTCCTGATATTTCGTTATCATCAAGTACAAGTTCTATAATCTTCATAATAGTATAACGTATTTGTAAAAGTTTTTACAAAAAAAAACCACCTAAGAAGGTGGTTATAGAATTAATAATAAACAATTATCATTTTATAAATCTAGACTGAATAAACAAGTCTTTTATTTATTTTTGCTATTTTATATCAGTTTCTAAATCATCTATTCTTCGCATACTAGTTACAAAAATACCCTGTTTAGCCAGTTCTTTTTTAGCATTTTGTACCGTAAAACAATTCTCTAAAGTAATTAAAACTCTAGCCCTTTTTTTATTATCTGAACTCGGCATTACAAAGCTAACGTCAAAAGTTGTAAAAAATCTATCGTCTTGTGTTTTCATAATATTAATTTTAAATTTAGACCAAGATAAATAAAATATTTGATATACACAAATGTTAATAACTATACGAAGGTAATTTTATTCTAATAGCACTTCTCTTAATTTTAATATATACATACTCTAGAAAAGAGAAAGTTGCTTAAACGCTTTCTAAATGCCTTTAAAATTGATTTTGTATTTCTATCCTAAAGAAGCACCATCTATAATATTTCTCTCCAAACTTTGTGCTGTGGTTACATCTTGCGATACTACAAATGCTCTAACCGGTTGTTGTTGTTGTCCAGTAATTGCTTCTGCAAGTTGATTAGTACCCCCTGCACCTACTATGTTGAATGCAGGTGGAGCTGTGGAAACAGAAGGTGTATTTATTGAAGCAGTATTTGGTGAAGCAATACCTGATGGTGTTTTTGGATCATTTGTTGATGTAATAGCTTTTACATTAGCAAGTCCTGATGCTATTATACCAGCAGCACCAACAAATCCAAATATACCACCTTGTGCTAGTGCTTTATTAGCTCCTGCGAAAGTATCTCTAATAGCATTAGCTATAGCAATACCTTTTGCAAATTTTGAATTTTGTCCTACAAGAGCAATTGCACCATTAATACCTTGTTGTATTGCTTGTTTTTTGAAATCTTCTAATTCTTTTGTTCTTTTCTTTTCATCTTCAGCAGATTTCTTTTTAGCATCATCTATTTCTTTTAGTCTTGCTAATTCTTCTGCTTTAGCTTCATCTTCTAATCTTTTTTCTTCTGCTTTTTGTTCGTTTTTTAAAGCTATGGTTTGTGATGTAACTTCTTTTTGTTTTGTTAAACGTGCAGTTTCTAATTGTATTACTCTAGCTCTTAATTGTGCTTCTTCATCTAAATCAGCTTTTGTAGATTTACCCAAAGCATTCTCTTCTTGTTTAGCTTGTAATCTAAGTTTTGCTGCTTCTATTTCTTTATTTGTAATATCTGCTTCAATTTGTCCTGCTTCTTCCAAAAAACCTATTCTTTCTTCAATGGTAAACTTTTCTCTGTTTACAGCTTTTTCTAATGCATTTGCTCTATCTCTGTCTGCTTTAGCTCTCTGTACTAATAAATCTCTTTCTATTTTATCTGCTTCAGCTCTTTGGTCTGCTATTTCACCTGCTATCTTACCTTCCTCTACAGTTGCTTTTATAAATTCATTTGTTTTATCTATAGCTTGTTGAGTTTTATCTACAATATTCTCTACACCTAAAGTAACTTTAGCAGCAGCGTTTACTGCTACTTTACCTGCTTCTTTAAATTTACCTTGAAATAATAAACCAATAGCTTGTGCTAACTTAGGTACTAATTCTAATAATCCATTGAATCTATTTATCAAGTTTTCCTTAATTAGATTAGTAAAATCTGATAATGCTTTTTGTGGATTTGTAAATAGTGAAATTAGATTCTCACCTAAATCTGCAACTGCATCTAAGAATTGTCCAGTTACAGCACCAATAACACCCATAAGTTTTGCAAACTTGTTTTGTCCTTCTTCACTTCTAGTAAATGCTTGTCCTATAGCTGTAATGGCAATTAGTAAAGCTCCAATACCTGTAGCTGCTATCGCTACCTTTAAAGATTTAAAACCAAGTACTGCTTTCTTTACACTTTTTAAAATACCAGTAAAACCAGATATTGCACCACCTGTCATTTTATCAAGTGAATTAGTAAGTTCTCCTGTAGTTTCGTTTGTTGTTTCTACAGATTTGTTTACTTCTTTTATACTATCTACTGCTTCTTTAGAATCTGTTTCAAGTTGTATTACTATTTTTTCTGCCATCTCAATTCTTTTTTAATCTTTCTACCTGCACCCATTAGTCCTTTAGGTAAGTGATATTTACCTTGTGCTATACGAATGTTTTCCGTTTCACCATTTGCTAGTTTTAGTAAATCTAAAATGTTTTGTATCATAAGTCATTAATTAATTCTAAGTTACTTTCACCTGTTAGTAAGTTTGTAGATATACTATTTATTTTATACTTGTTACCTGATATAATAAATCTATCACCCAATCCAAAGTTTAGTAGGATTCTCTGTGGTAAATATGCTTTAAGTTTTGTTAATCTTTGTTTTGGATTGAATATACTATTTATGTAGCTTAAATAAAATTCAGTAAACAAATCATTAGTAAAAGTTGTATCTCCTGTCCATTCACTTTGCTCTCTGTTAAAATTTAACTGACTTGTATTTGTACCTGAGCTATTGGATGGACTATTGAATGGTAAGTTTACGTTAGTTATTTGTTTATGACTACTTGCAACATTATCAGAATTTACAACATCTACAAAACTTATACCACCAGTATTAACTAACAAAGGATAAAATAATAAAGGTTCTCCTAAATATGCTTGTTGGTTACTATCTACGTTATATCCAATTTGAATATCTTTTTGTGTACCACCATTTACATCATTAAGTCTTTCAAACAACATATGTCCAAAAGGTGCTTCTACTTTATATAGTTGTCCTGCTATTTCAGTATCACCTGTAAATCTAAACTCTCCCCAATGTCTGTTATTTAATTCACCAAATTTATTTGCAAGAAAAGTTTTTGTGTCTTTGAATTTAAATATAAGTTCTCTATATGGTAAAGCTACATCTACTTTACTATTCTTAACATCTACAAATTCTGTAATATCAAATGTATTTGTGCTTGTATAGAAAGCATCTAAGGTTTGTACTTTTATTGTACCACTATCTTCAAAAGCAGTAAGGTTAAATAGCTTAAATAAACCTGTAAGAAAATCTATAATTTTTATATCTGGTATTTGTCTTGATACATTAAAAGTAAAAGAACCACTTGTAGCAAATGTACCTGTTGAGAAATCTTTTGTAATTGTTGCTTCATCTGGTTCATCATAAGTTATTCTCCATACTATACTTGAAAAAGTTATACTTGATGAAGCTGTAATAAAAACATTGTATGCACCATTACCCATATCAAAATCCCCTGTATGTGCATTAATTTCTTTTGCAGTAGCAGTAATACCTGTTTCACTAAACACACTTACACCATCTTTTAGTATTTCTATATCGTAAGAAGTAGAACCAGACCTAACCAAGTCTAATTCAAACTCTGTAAAAAATTCACTTTCAGTACCGATTATATTTAAAGTTGTTGTAGTTATTTGTATTTGTCTATCTGTAGTATCAGCAGTCCAACCATCTACCTGAGTTTCAAAATTACTTGTACTACCTGATAAATCTTCTACTGCACCACTTTTTCTGTGTAACCACATAAACAAATGGTCCATCTCTGTAATACTTGTGTTTTTAAAAAAATCTGTACTAAATGTTAAACCAAAATCTGTTTCTATTTGTTCTATAATTTTATTTACTCTTATTGCATATTTTAATTCGTTAAACTTAACACCTTGTTCTTTACCAGTACCACTACCTGCATAGTATAAGTTATCAGCATTATTAGCGTGTGAAGAGCTATCATAAAACAATCTTTGGGAGTGTGTAATCAAAGGTACTATGATGTGATTGCTACTACTCTCTGCTGTAGTAAGTTTTGTTTCTATTGTGGAAGCATCATAATTTAAATCGTATGCTGTTAAATTTAAATCTGAAAGTTTAGAATCACCAAGTTTGTCTTTTAAATCTACAGTACTACCAAAGAATGTAATTTTATAAGTATCTGGTTTGTTGTTTTTTAAATCAACACCTTCAAGTTTTACTTTACCACTTCTAAAAGGTAGATAGTTTAGTTCTATAGTTGCATCTACTTTTTTTCTACCATCAAAACCACCTACTATATCAAACTTGTAGTAGTGTTTAAATATTTTATTATTTGCTTTAGATGCAGGTACATTGAATGACTGACTAAAAGTTGTAAAAACTTTTTCAATGTCTTTTATGTTTTGTATGCTATCTGTAATAGTAACACTCTCATCTTTGAAAAGTTCTACTTGGTCTGTGCCAATAAACAACTGTATTACTTGCATTATCTGATTGTGTTAATCTTATCAAAAGCATAATCAAATTCTATTGTGTATTGTACCAGTCTATCATTTAAAGTTGTCTTGTAAGTTACATTGCTTGTTTTTGGTATGATAGGTAGTACAAGTTCTCTGTCTGTAAGTTTTGTAAGAAATACTTGCTCTGATAACAAAAGTTGTTTTATCACTTCTTCATAGTCATCAGATAAATAACCAGTATTAAGTGTAATGCTTTCTTTTCCTAATTTATCATATTGTGATACTTGTGGTTTGCTAACGACATATGAAGGAGTTTCTGTAGTAAAATCAACAAGATTAGATTTAAAAGTTTGTCCAGTAGTATTTAAGCTCTCTGTAGATTTCAAGCTAAAGTGCAAATCTTGTAAAGCACCAAACTTATTTACAAATGTAACTTTTATTGGAGTGTATTTTGTTTCTGGTTCTGTTTTTATCTTTATGACTTCTGTACCATTTTCTGAATTGACATACAACTCATCTACAAGTCCATCATCTATATCACAAAGAAAATCATCAAGTAAAGTATTATCTTCTAATGTACCACCATCAGCTAGTACCCTTTCTCTATAGTTGTCTGTGTTATCACTACCTGATACTGTTATGTAATCTATTTGTGCATTTGTGTTTGTAGAAGTAGATACTGATTGTGTTCTTTTTACTGTGCCTTCAAATAAAAATGTTACAGAATCTGTTATGCCTGTATATACTGGTACTCTTACATTCTCATCATTTAGTCTAAATATAACTTGATTGGATTGTAAAGATCCTGTGTCTATTGTCTTTGCATTTGTAGGATTTGCACCATCTTCATAATATCCATATCCATCAAAAGCTACAAAACCATTTGTATTGTCAGGTTTGACAGTTGCTGTAGCAGAACCACTTGAAACTGTAGTACTAATAATAGCGTTTACCCAAACCACTTGACTATCATAAGTACCATTGAATGTAATGTCTAAATAATCTCTTATAAGCTCTGCTACTTCAAAAACTATATATCCTGATGTAACTACACTTTTGGTTATTGTATATTTAGGATTCGCTACAGAAGCATTCGCTACAAATGTACCTGTGTATATATAAAGGTTGAGTGTAGCAGTTGCAATATTTGTTTGTGCTACTTTTAAATAAAAAGGACTTCTTACGTTTATCTTAGTTGCCAATTGTACTACTTCTTAAAAATTCTTCTAAATCTAATCTATATGCTTTTACCATATCTTCTGGTAATTTATCAAATGCTTGTTTAAAACTCTTAGTAAAGAAGTTACTAGGTTTTATACCTTTATTGTATATGCTTCTTGCTAACAAGTATTGTAAACTCTTACGTTTTATAAATCTACCTTGTGCATCTCTTGTACCTTTTATGTTTCTTCTTACCATCCACTTATCAAGAGCTTTGGGTGGTGGCATTTTATCTTTGTAACTAAATGGTGTATTGTATTTACGTTTCTTACCACTTACACCCCTGTCTTGATATATACCATATTCTTCCATAAAGAAGTTTAGTATAAATGCAACAGCAGAAGTTGTAAGGTCATATCTCAAACTATTATACAAATCTTTACTAGCGTTTTTCTTACCTTTTGTAAGTCGTGTTCTGGATTGTTGTATTACACGCTTTGCAAATTTGTTTAATATTTCTTCAGTATTGTTCAACATAAGTACAAGTCGTTGTGTATTGTTAAATCAAATGTAGATGCCCAACCACCAAGTTGGTTTTCAAATCTATCATAAAAAGGTTCACAGCTTGGTGTACCTAACAATTGATATTTGTCAAAGTATGGTGTGCCTTGTCTTAGCAATCCAAACAATCTATTCTGTACAGCTAGTTGTGTGTTCAGTACATCTTGTTCATTGTTGTTTCCTACAAATATGTCTGTTACTTCGCTTTTGCTCAAATCTATAATATCCATAGAAAGTATTGTAATGTTGAATGTAAGTATTTGCTCTGCTATTGTAACATTGTTTATTATGATATGTGTCAAAGGGAATATGGTTTGTTTAGATAAATCTATTTCTGTCAAATCACCTGTGGTTACTGTGTTTACATTCTCATCTAACAAGAGTGTATCTTTAAGTGTTTGTGTTACTAAGTAATATGCTCTTACACCTTGATTAGCCATTTCTTCTAATTCTTTTTGTTTCTATTTCGTTTTTCTCTTTCATAAATTCTAAAGCATATAGACATTCGTGTACGTTTAATTTAGTGATATCTTTAAATCGTGTAATATCTCCGTTAGCGAGTCCAAATACTGATTGATACCAACCCCATTTTTGTCCAAAGGTTGCAACTCTTGAAAGGTTATCCCCTGTCTGTGTGTAGAGTGAATCATAACTTGACATAACTCCTTCCCTAAATTGTAAAAAAAAAGTATAGAACTCATAACTACGGATAACGGCATTTCCTTGTATTTAAGAGCGTTTCTCGGCTCGTATGGTACTATATTATATTTATCAGAATATCTGCTCTGTATCGGTCTGTAAAGCACAGCCATTGCTTTCTCTATGTTATCCCAATCACCTAAAAACGTATCTATGTCTATATATTCACCAAAAGTCATCTCATCAAGATTGGGTATAAATCCATATTCTTTTTTACCAAGTTTGAATCTTTGTATAAGTGTAGGTGATTCTTTAAACATCAAAGAAATCTTTTCTACGATCCTACTTACATCTGATGCTTTGATATATCTTGCTACTTTGTCTGATACATTACAAAAGATTGAAATCATCTTAAGTGCAAGTTGATTGTCTGATAAATCTTCAGGTAGCTTTAAGTACTCTTGGTATTGTCCTAAAGTTATATCGCTTAATGATGTAGGTACTCTCAATTCATACTTCATAATAATATAACGTATAAATCAAATGTTTTTAGAAACAAAAAATCCTACCGAAGTAGGACTTTAAGTTGATACTTATTTTATCTTGAGAAAATCTCTCTTGATTACTTGTTCGTATTCTTTACTAAAAACAAAATCAAAGTATTCTTTTTTAGTAATTGCATTCCCTGTCAAAGGGTGTACATAGTTTTTTTCCATATTAATTAATTTTAAAGTTCAAGTAAATATACATAATTTTTAATAAACACTTAATGTATGTAATATTTACCGAAGTTAGGTTTTGATAGTATGGAGTAAACACTATAACGAGCTGCATCAGTTGTGTGGTTGTTTGCATCTTCTGGTATGTTTGTAACTCTACCTGCTCTATCTTCTTTCCATTTGTAACTTCTAAATTCTTTTATCATATTCTCACTATCTTTTGTGATGTGTAGTTTATATCTTTTTAGTAAGTCAATACCTGCAAGTACTGAATTACTGCCTTTGTAAGATTTTAAAACTTTGTGTCCGTATCTTCTAAGCTGTTCTATGATTTCTGGTCTAGCTGAATCTGCATATGTCATACCTTGCAAATCTACACCTTTTAGATATTGGTGTATATCTTCTGTTGTCATTTTTTGTCTATACAATAATTCTTTGAAATATAAGTTGTGTTCTTTCTTGTAAGTAGCAACAAGAGTTGTAGGATCATTGAAACCAAAGTCCATACCATAAGCTACCAAGAAAGCATCTTCAGGTATTGTTTCACACTCTGTGTATTTGAATATAGTTGCTTTGCTTGTAGCTCTTCTACCAAGTCCGTATATTGTCCAGTACGTTTCATCTGTTTCTCTTAGTAATTCTATTTCTTTTCTTATGCTCTCATCTATGAATGGATTGTCTAAATAAGTTGTGTAGTGTATCTCTACATCATCTCTTTGTTCTAACTTATCCCATATCCAATGAAACTCATCAGAAGGGTTTAAATCACCTATTACTTTCTCTGATGTCCTAAATAGTAATTGATTCATATCTTCATATGTAAGATTGTTCATCTCGTTGCAGAATAGTAAATCCCTTTTTCTTCCCCTTACTTTCTGTGGTTGGTCTAAAGATATAAACTCTATAAGATTGCTATCTAGCTTGTACTCGTGATTGCTTTTGTTGTGTTTCTCTTCATCATACAAATCTAACTTGTTAAGTATCTCTAAGAAATCTCGCATAACTGTGGCTCTTAGTGCAGGAAATGTTTTCCTACAAATAGTTATTATTTTATCTTCGTTGTGCTGACAATAGTGCAGTATAATCCAAAGCAAGATATTGTATGTCTTACCACTTCTTGTACCACCTACTTCTAATGTTATTTTCTTATTGGAGTGTAGTAAGTGTTTATATACTTTATTGACTTGAAGAGTTGTCAATTATTTCTACTTTAAAACTTTTCTTTTTGGTGTCGTGTTTTATTTCACGCTTTGTACCATTTAGTCTATGAGCTTCATCATCGTCACTTATAAGTTTCATTAGTCCTATTTGTAATGTTGGGTTGTCTGACTTGTACCACTTCTTTCTCATACTTACTTTCATATTAGAACGATTCTTGTATAATTCGCTTTTTATGTCTTCTAATTCTTCTAATTTATGATTATAGAAGGTAGCTTGTGAGAATGGTACATAAGCAAATATATCTCCAATAAATAGTAGATTGTTTTCTTTTATTGCTTTGATGGATTGTTCTTTTAGTTCTTCTGTCTTGTACATTATAAGTATAACGTTTATTAATCTGTATTTTCTTCACTCTCCTGTAAAAACATATCGTTTACATATTCTGATATGTACATTAAGGTTTTGTTGCTTAGGAACTCTATTTTGTATTGTATTGCTTTTATTTTAGCATCTCTATCAAATGAAGAATAGTTTTGTGTTATGTCGCTTAGGAATATGTCTAATTGTTTATTGTACTTTCTGTACATTGGAAAGTTGTTTAGAGAGTGTAATACTGTAGCGTGATGGTATGTTTTTAGTCCATTGTCTTGATGTATATCTCGTATTTTACAAAGTGTGAAGTTTAAATACTTAAATAGTATCACATTAAACAACGACCTTATTTCTATGACTTGTTGTTTTCTACCCTTTGCAAAAGGATTGATATTAGTTAGTCTTTGTATTGTCTTTGCGAGTTCTTGAGCTTTTTTTGTTCTCTTCTCGTTTGTATCTTGAGTGTAGTCTTTGTATTTCATATAAGTAATGTTCTATTAATTTTTTATTATTTTTTTGTCTTGCTTCTTCTAATTGTTCAATCAGATAAGTATAAACCTTTACATATAATGTTTTGTGCATTTTTATAGTTCTCCCTTTAATGTATAACTATGTAAATCCACACCATTTATAAAAAATGTTCTGTATCTATCTATTGCTTCGTGTGTTTTACGTTTGCCTTGATTATAGAAATCTTCGCTTACTGTGTATATTCCTATATCTAAACTTGACTTATCTATTACAACAAATCTAAAATCTTCGTAATGTCTTTCAAATAACTTACAATAAATATAAACCTGAATGTCATAACCAAACTTTCTTGCAGAGTATTCAAAACCTTTTATGTCTGTTGTAGTTTTTAAATCTACTAAATACTTTCCTATTGCATCTGCTTTACCCCTAAATGCTAAACCATCTATTATACCTATTGCAGGTTTTTCAAACTCACAATCACTTATCATTTGTAAAGCACTTTCATTTTGGTAGAATGCATCTTGCAATCTTTCTGCATCTGACTTTTCTTTTATTGTATATACTTTACCATACTCAGCTAATGCTTCTTTATATTTCTTTGTGTTCTTACTTTGTACTTCAATAAATCTTTGTTTTGCAAATTTATCTGGTTCTAATATACTTGTGTGAAACAACCAACCATCTCTTAGTGCTTGACTATCTGGTTGTCCGTATAATGAAACATAATGATACTTTTTTGGACTTGAGTACAAAAGTTTTATAGAAGAACTACTCAAAGCGTGTTTACCAAGATAATTATAATAGAAATCATCACTATCCATTTTCATTAGTATTTCTTCTTTATCCCACTCTTCAAGGTTTAGTAATTGTATCATATTGTTTTACTTTGTAGTTCTAAATAAAATTTTTTGTATTCTTCTGCTAATTCTTGTGCTTCAGCTCTGCTTTCTAAGAGTTTGTCCATTCTAAAGTTTGCTTCTTTTAATTGCATTTCTAAAGCATTTACATATAAATAAGATGTGCTTAGATAGTTTGATAGTATCTCTATTTGTTTGTTCTTAGGTTTGTCTTTTACTGCCTTTAGAATAATATCTGAAGCTACACTAAAATCACCTTGAAACTTTAACTTAAGAAGTTCTCTGCTCATCTCTAAATACTTTTGCACACACTGCTAGTCTTTGGTCTGTGTTTTTATATTCTTTTACCATTACTGCATCAGACATACATCTTTGCATATAGGTTTTTCTATCTTCTGTTTTTTTAGGTTTCGGTATCGGCATTTTTGTTTGGGTTTATAATTCTTGCTTGTTCTTCTCTTAACAAATATACATTTTTATTTCTCTTGGATTTATTCCACATTGTAGTGTTAGGACAATACAATTCTTGTTTTTGTAAGTCTATAAGTTCGTTTAGCCAAAAAAAATAGTTTGCTTTAGGATCTTGTACATAGTAAAACTTTTCTATGTCTGTGTCAAGATTCATAAGAGCATTATACTTGCTTACTTCAAGTATTTTGGTTTCATAATATTTTTCTCTAAACTTCATTTCTATAACAGCTTTTCTACCTTTTGGTGTTGTTCCTTGTGCATCAAATGGCAAGCAAGTTTCTCCAGTATGTATTAAATCCCATCCTTCTAAATTAAATGCAAATACTACAGCTTTTTCTAAACTATGTATTTTCTTTATCATAAATATCGTTTAAATGAGTTATCCATTGCTTTATACGTTTCGGACTACAAGTGCATAACTCTTGATACTTATGGTTGAAATATTTAGCGTGTAATCTCATTATTAATTTATAATATTTATTTTCTAATCTATCTGTTGTGTTAATTCTAAATTCATCCCATTCTATTTTATCTTCTTCTTCCATATATCTTTTATATCTATCTCTATTTGATTCCATTCTTCTCTTCTTCTATCACACCTACATTTAGGATATATCTTTTTCCAGACATACCTAATACCTGTATATTTTGTAATGTAATAAACTAAATCTCCTAATTTCATTTTTTAAATTTTTTATATATTCTGTAAAAGCTGTAACCAACATAACCTAATATCAACAAGGCAAAACATATTGGACAAGGGTGTATAACTATCATAATTTACTTTTTATTTTTTGTTTTACTTTCTGATAAGTATTGTATAAACTTCTATACTCTATTGTTGTTTCTCTTGACAAAGCAGAAATGTTACCTTCATCTTGTATGAGTTCAAATACTTTTTTATCATACCAATGCATCTCGTTTAGTGCTTTGGTTACTTTGTTGTATGCTTCTTCAAACATATTTTCTTCTTCAAGCTCTACTTTATTTTTTGTGTCTATGATGTGTTTAATGTATTCATCTTTAACATCTATTACTTGCATTCTTTTTTCTTTTCTACACAAATCAATAAACATACATCTTAAAGTTTTGTATATGTAGAAGTCATTTATATCTCCTTTGTAGCTTATATCTATACCATTGTCAATCATTATAAGTAATTTAAGATACATAGATTGTACCAAATCTTCTGCTGTATCTGGGTTACATTTCCAACTTAAACAATAGGAAATCCATTTATTATGTTTACTTACAAGTATATCTTTTATCAAAATAATCGTTTTTGTAGTTTGTGATTATTAATTCTTTTTATAGCTGCTTTATAATAATCTTTATCTATCTCACAAGCTGTTAAATGAAATCCTAAATTATAACAAGCAATTGCAGTGCTTCCACTTCCTAAAAAAATATCTATTATTTTATCCCCATCTATGCAAAAATTATATAATATACTTTCAGCCCATTTTACAGGTTTTGGGCAACTATGAAAATCCATTGTAGAGTCAGGTATTATTGGTGCTTTTATTACATCAACCCCCTGCTTTGATACCTTACCATAAAATAAAATTGGCTCCCAATTACAAAACCCAACTTTGCTTCTACCCATAGCAGCAGGTTTGTGCCAACATAAAACCCATTTAGGTTTTTCTATTTTATGCCATAACCCTAAATTATTAATTCCACAACTTATGAAAATACCTTTTTTGCATATTCTTTTTAACTCTATAAACCATTTAGAACACCAATCTTTATATTGTTTTTCACTTAAATCATCTTTATATTTGTTATATTTAAAATTTAAGTTATAGGGAGGATCTGTAATAGCATAATCAAAATAATCATCCTTATACCTTGACATTAAATCCATACAATCTTCGTTAGTAATCAAAATAATTTATTTTGTAGTTTATAATTGTTAATTCTTTTTTTTGATAATTCAAATGAATTTTTATCAAGTTCAATACCTATAAAATTCCTATTTAATTTTAAACAAGCTATTCCTGTTTGACCTGTACCCATAAATAAATCCAATACAACATCTTTTTCTTTTGTACTTAATGCTATACAGGTTTCAGGTAACTCTAAAGGAAAACCACTATGTCCAAAACTACTTTTAGTTTCTTTTCTACCAAAACTACTTATAGTTTTTTTACCACTATTAAAAGGTATCTCCCAAACATTACCAACATTTTTAGTTTTAAATATATGAGAGTTCAAATCATAAGCATATTTTTTATTTAACTCAACATTTGCTGAGGTGTGTCTTAACATAAAAATAAATTCACATTGGTTTGTTAATTGTCTTTTTGTATTAGCAGGTTGTTGGTTGTATCTATACCAAATTATAGTTTCGTGTAATTTATACATTAAATCTTCTGTTGCTATTTGCATTAATTCAAATGCCCTAACTGTTATATCGCTATCATTAATTACGTTTAAATAAAAAGTTCCATTTGGTTTTAAGACTCTTTTACATTCTTTTAACCACTTTTTACACCATCTTAAATATTGTGCATAAGAATTAAAATATGCTTCATATTCAAAACCTTTCCAATATGGTGGAGAGGTAACAATACAGTCAATAGAATATCTAGGTATTTCTACAAGAGTTTTAAGACAATCAGCATTATATATATTAATATTTTTCATTTATCAGACGTTATAATATCTTGCCTTGTGTTCTTCTGGGTATAGGGTTTACACCTTCTATTTCAAAACCAGTATTGTTTTTTAAGCTCTTCATTAGTACAGGCATATCTATAGGTGTACATTTACCACCTGTGTCTATGTTTTTGCATTTTAGTATTGCTATCCTTGAGTACATCCAATCTGTAGGTGAATAGATGTATCTGTGTATTCTTATCATATTATCACACCTATTGTTAAACATAGAACCATATTCTATAGAAGCTGCACTTGGTGGTGTTGGTTGGTTTTCAAAGTCGTGTCCTTTAGGGTGTACTTTTCTTGATGCTTCTGTAGCAGCGTGTGTACAAATGTAAGTTGAAACATTGTTTTGCTTACAGAACAATCTAACTTCAGACAGAGCTTCATAAGTGTACTCATAAGAGTTTGTACCTTTAAGTTTGTCTTTATCTTTAGCAAGTGAGTTCCAAGGATCTATAACAAATGCTTGGTAGTCCCACGCTTTTTTTAATTGGTTTGCTAAGTCTAATATTTGAGTATAGCTATATAATCTTGAAGTGTCTATAAATTTAAAATGAGAATCTATCCATCTTATTCTTTCTTTGTATATAGCTTCTGGTATTTTGTTGAATACTTCGTTTTCTAAGTATTCTAATATCTTTCTGTAGATAGTATAGGTTTCGTTTTCGCTTGAGTACACAAGCCATCTAATGTTATGCTTCAAAGAATAAAGTGTCATTAGATACAATAATACAGATGTTTTACCTACGTTAGCGTGTCCTACTACAACATTCATAGAACTATACTTAAAACGTAGGTATTCATCTAAACGAGAGATACCGAGTTTTAAACCAGTCTTTAGTTTTCCTGCTCGGTAGTCATCAAGTTTTTTAATCTCATTGTCAAGATTGATAAACATTAGAAGGGTAAATCATCTTCATAAGTTTCTCTATCTGGTGAATATTCAGCGTTTGAAACTTCATTAGATTCAGATACTTTCCAACCTACTAATTTGGTATAGTATTTGACTATATTATCCTTCTGCCATCTTGAACCCCTTATGTTGTAAGATATTGTTACAGTATCTTTAACGTTAAGGTTTAGTATTTGATTAACTTTATCATTCCAAAACTCTATACAAAGTACTTGTGGGTACTTCTCTTCAGTTTTTATTATAAGGTTTTTATACTTGTTTGTTCCTTTACTTGCAATAGAATCTCCTATTTGCAATATTTGTCCTTTTATTTCAGCCATTGTTAATCCAGTTTAAAAAGGTTTGTGCTGTTTTTACTACATCATCAGCAGTTGATTCTGTACCTGCGTGAAACTCAGATGCAGCTTTAATTACTGTTTGCCTAATAATGATTTGGTCTTTATTAGTATAAGTAGTTTTAACTTGATTATTTACAAACTTAGCTTTGTTTTTTGCTTGGTCTAAGTCATAAGTTGCATCATCACCTTCATTGTAAGGTAAAGGTTTTGTAGAATAAATATTTGGATTGTGTCCATTTGCAAATGTTACTACATAGTTATGCATAGTAGCACCATCTTGTGTCTTGAAACTACTGCTTTTTACAATAGTTTTTATTTTACTGGTATAAATCATATTCTTGAATTTGTTGGGTTAGTATTTCTATTTTAGCTTCTAGCTCTTGTATTTTATTTCTAAGAGCTGTGGTTTCTGCAAAACCATAATTTAAGTTTCGCAATCTTTGTAAATCTTCTAAATGTGTCATAATTATAAATTTTCCTAAAGTTATAAAAAAAAATTAATTATGAGTTTTACTTGTATTTTTCTATAAGTTCTTTTAAATCATTTGTAGATAGTTTAACTACCTTTTTTGCTTTTCTATGTAGTTTATCTGCTGTGCCTTTTCCGTATTTCTTATCTAAGTTTTTACCAAAAGTGTATTGCTCACCCTGTCCAAACAAATTGCATTTAGGACATTGCACTTGTACATTTGTTTCATCCCATCTTGTACTATAATGTTTTCTACTCATAAAATGTCCTGCGTGTAGTTTTTTTATGTCATCTACTTTACCACAAGTAAAACATTTTGCTTTGCCATTTTTTGAGTATCTGTTTCTTATGTATAAAGAAAATAATTTATCAAGTTTTTTGACAAGTTTACTTCTTGTCATCTATCCATAGCTTGAAGTAAAGTTTTACCTATAGCAGGGTTTATACCTTGTATCATTCTATATATTTTTTTAGATAATCTTTTTACTTCTAACCTTTCTTTCTTTGTGCTATCTATACCTAAGTTGGTATATAAATGTGCATCTATTTCAAGTAACTTATCTATTTTTTCACGATCCGTAATAGGCATCTTTATAATTTCTTCAAACATACAATTTTATAAAATAACATTAAACATCTCTACTATATATATAATATTATATAATAA